TAAAGGCGCATTAAGCGGAACTTGGGATGATGTGTGGGGTAAAGCAGCATAATGGCACATATAGTTGCGAACCTTCCACCTGTGAAGTGTTTCGTTCGCAGAGAGTTTCTCTATGACTTTGAGAAAGGTCATGGAGAACTTGAACCATGTTGGTGGATAAGTATTAAGTCTTTAAGAGGACAAGCATTTCGTATTGAATCATATCTAAATGAATATGGTGCTATCTATGATAAACTGCCATTGCATGCTTACTGTTGGAAGCCAATTGAAGGTGAACCACTACCATTAGATTATCTTCAATTATGGGATTGTTTATCATATGACATTACTGTGTTGAAGAAAGCACAGCTACAGTCAATGAGATGTAAGTTTAAGTTAAAGAATGGAGATTGGCAGTATGGTGTTTATCTTTTTACAGTTGATTCTGCTCATCCTGATTTTAACATTCTTGATACAGGGTTTTCTGAAGATGTCGAAGACCACAAGTCTTATAATTTCATTCAGTGTGATAATGGGCAGTTTGCTGCTCAGCCAAATAATCGTTTAATTATATTAGAGCCGAGCAGTAATCCAAAAGAACTTAAGACACCAGATTTTAGAGTGGCTACCAAACGCTGGTCTGTCGAAACAAATGCAAAATGGTCATTGGGTGATACTGATACCATAATGTACGAAAGGTCAGATGTTTAGTTTAATTTACTTATTAGTGATGACACACATCACCATTCTCTGTGTCACGCTGTATCTACATAGAGGGCAAGCACACAAGGGAATCGTGTTTCACCCAGTGATGGAACATTTCATGCGATTCTGGTTGTGGTTAACAACTGGTATGGTTACTAAACAATGGGTTGCGGTTCATCGTAAACATCATCGCTATACAGAAGAAAATGGAGATCCGCATAGTCCAAAGATTTATGGAATATCGACAGTTTTATTTAAGGGAGCACTGTTGTACAATGAAGCATCAAAAGATAAAGTCATGGTTGATACATATGGTGTTGGCACTCCTGATGATTGGATGGAGCGCAACGTATACACTCCTCACTCCAGACTTGGCTTTAGCATTCTCCTTTTGTTCAACCTCTGGATCTTCGGTTGGATTGGTGCCATAATTTGGTTGATTCAAATGATATGGATCCCGTTTTGGGCGGCAGGTGTTGTTAACGGTTTAGGGCATTGGATAGGATATAGAAATGGACATACGAACGACAATAGTTATAATCTTGTGCCTTGGGGCATTATCATTGGCGGTGAAGAATTGCACAACAATCACCACCTCGACCCAGGCAATCCCCGTCTCAGCCGTACGAAATTAGAATTTGACATTGGTTGGATGTGGCTAAACATTCTACAAAAACTAAAATTAGCAAGGATAAAGTAAATGGCAACGAAACACTTTGAGTGCGAACAATGCGGAGCAAGGGGAAAGATCATTCTTCGCTCAGATCATGAATCAGAAGAATGTGTATACTGTCCTGTATGCTCAGCTGATATCTATGAGCCAGAAGAAGAGGATGATGAAGAATAAATAGTTTCTTTTGGAACTATTTTATTCTAATGTGGCTTTATAATAACGAAGAAATAACTGAACTCCCAGATGATTGTATCGGATTCGTATATTTGATAACAAACTTAACGAACAATAGAAAGTACGTGGGTAAGAAACTGGCCAAGTTTTCCAGAACCACTACAAAAACAATCAAACTAAAAAACGGCAATAAAAAGAAGAAAAAAGTCCGTAGCAAAATTGATTCTGATTGGCAAGAATATTTCGGTTCGTCAATAGAACTAAATAAAGAAATAGAATCTCTCGGTAAACATAACTTTACACGAGAGATTTTGTTTTTCTGCAAAAGTAAGGCAGAGTGTTCTTACGTTGAAGCACGTGAGCAGTTTTCCAGAAAAGTTCTGGAATCTGATGAATATTATAATAACAATATTATGTGCAGAATACACGGATCACACATCAGAGGAAAGTTATGACATATCTACTTTTTACAGTTGCTCTGGCACTATCAGCGATCGCAGCATACTATGCGATTATGGGTCTGATAGCAATCTTTGCAGCAGCTGTTATCCCAATTGCCATTATGGGTTCGTTGCTTGAAACATCGAAACTTGTAGTAGCATCGTGGCTTTATCAGAACTGGAAACAAGTTCCATTATTGTTAAAGTCTTATTTCACCATAGCCCTCTTAGTTTTAATGTTACTAACATCGATGGGCATCTTTGGATTTTTATCAAAAGCACACTTGGATCAAGCAGTACCTACTGGTGATGTTTCGGCTAAGTTGTCGCTCATTGATGAAAGAATTAAAACAGAAAAGGAGAATTTAAATGCAAGCCGTCAAGAACTTAATCAACTGGATGTTCAAGTCAACCAAACCATCGCCAGAACAGATGGTGCAACCGACACCAGAGCCGTTGAGCGAAGTATCCAAATCAGAAGAAACCAGCAAAAAGACCGAAACCGAATCCTCAACGAAATCGGCACCACGCAAGCCAAGATCGCAAAACTCCAAGAAGAAAGAGCGCCAATCGCCAGCGAAGTCCGTAAAGTCGAAGCAGAAGTAGGACCAATCAAGTACATTGCTGCTTTAATGTATGGTGATAATATCGATGAAGGACTGTTAGAAAAGGCAGTCCGCATCGTAACCATAATGATTGTTGTGGTATTTGATCCACTGGCAGTTTTAATGTTGGTAGCTGCTAATTGGCAATTAAAACAACAAAAGCCAAAATATGAACAAGATGATGGACCATTAACAGAGGACCAACTGGAAGAAATTAAAAAACAGACGGTGGTAGAACCATCTATAGTCAAACCTCTTACAGAAAACACCCCCGAATCAAAAGACTGGGAACCTCAATTTTACGATAGAGTGGGAGCAGAACTTCCTGAAATTAAAGTTGAAGAACAAACTGTTGATATTACACCAGAAACATATGATGTTAGAAGAGGTGATGTTATCACTAAAGAACAATATCCTGATAACAAAGATGTCCCACCAAAAACAGCGTCATTTATGCGCAAAATGGCAGATTTTATAAGACCAAGTGGTAAAACCATTGAAAAAGAAGTAGAAGAGTTACAAAATAAGAATCCTAAATAAATGATTGGGAATATTCCCACATTAAAATTTAGAGGAAAAGATGATCAAAAAGTTAGCAGCAATTGCTGTGCTTTTTGTCATGAATACATCAACATGGGCTACAGACCCAATCGTAACTGACTCGACCAGCAGAAGCACAAGCACTTCCACATCAGAAACCAGAGTAATCTCTCCGCCACCAACAGCAGTGGCTCCAGCAATCACATCTATCAATAATGATGTCTGTGTTACGGCAGCATCAGGCGCAGTGCAAACACAGATTCTTGGTATCTCTATGGGTGGTACAATTAGAGATATGAATTGCGAAAGAATCAAACTATCTAAAAATCTTTATGATATGGGTATGAAAGTAGCGGCAGTTGCCACATTGTGCCAAGATGATCGTGTATTCCAAGCCATGCTAGATGCTGGCACTCCTTGTCCAGTTATGGGTAAAATCGGCGAGCAAGCAAAAGAAATTTGGGTTGCTCGTGGTCGTGTGAGCGAAAAAGATATTGTAAAACAAACGCCAGAAAAAGCCAAAGAAGAACCTCTTAGAGATTCTGGAAAGAAAGAATGAAAAAGCTACTGATGACAATAATGATGGCTTTATTGTCATCGACAGCATTTTCAGATGAAATCTTTAGAGAGCCACGAGCAAAACCAGGACTTGAAAAAGTAAAGTTTGATGCTTTCTGTGGGAATGGTGATAAAATGGCACAGGTAGTGGATCACTATAAAGAACGTGCCATGATTGATTTTAAATCTCAAAGAATTATCAACGGCGAAGTTATGACATTTACTGCTGTGTTATTTGCTAATCCGAAAGATGGTTCTTGGACATGGATTGAAAAAATAACAGACGATTCTTATTGTATTATTTCTACTGGTGATAGAATGACTCCTCATGTGCAAAAATGATAAAAAGAATTGCGCTAGTGTTATTGTTTCTTGCTGGTTCAGTATTTGCTGAAACCACAGACAATCTCATTACGTCTCCGCTATCACCAACTGTAAATGCTACTGCTCCTGCTGGGTACTCTGGTGGCAGTACTGCTGGATACAACTCATCGACCAATACATACTATTTTGGTTATACACAACAAGTTTTAGCAACAACGATTGCTATCAATAACGCATTACAAGGTAGTGGTGTACAAGTTGGTGGTGTTCAATATGGTATGCAATATTTGAATGGTGGTGATAGCTACGGTACACTAAGTTTAGGAGTAAATGTCACCAGTGCAGCTGGCGCAACTCTACACTCATACTCTCATTCATTTAATACACAAAATGCTGCTTGGCAGACATTCGATCAAACACAGACATTCACCAATCCATATACATTGGCTAACCTAGGTAATGTATCGATGTCGATTACGGGTCAAGACTCTCGCTTTTGGGCAGGTTATTATGGACCACAAGTTAGAAATCCTTAT